ATGAGTGACCCTTTAAATAGTGCAGCAAACGGGATAAAGCGAACTGTTTTCCCGATAAAGAAACAAACCCTTTCTGATGCAGGTACCTGTGCGTGCGTGAAATACTCACTTCAACAGGCAAACCCGGACGCTACGGATAATACGAAGGATCTTCTGCGTTTTCTTTATGATATGTCAAAAAGAAAAAGCATTATGTTTGGCCAGCAGAATGCCGGGCATATCGGCATTTCCATTGACCGCTCCGACGGTACGGACTCCGATATAAAACGGGTTTGCGGCACACATCCGGCAGTGGCCGGCATCGATACCCTTTCTTTTACCGGCTTCGAAGGAAACTTTAGCCAGGCGGTTGAAGTGACCCGCCAGCTGCATCGGGAAAATGTGATTGTCACACTGTCCATGCATGCACCCAACTTTGCACTCTGCGACGAAATGTTTTCCGGATACTCCCCGAACCGGACAGAACCGCCGATTGTACAGGAGATCATGCCGGGAGGCAGATACCATGCAAAATATCTTCGTTATCTTGACCTTGTTGCTGAATACGCACGTGCAATCAAGGATGACAGCGGCGAATACATTCCTGTGATTTTTCGTCCGTTTCATGAAAACAACGGCAGCTGGTTCTGGTGGGGTGCGAAATACTGTACTGCTTATGAATATAAGGAGTTGTTCCGGTATACTATCCTCTATCTTCAGGAAGAGAAAAATATCCGCCATTTCCTGTATGCTTATTCGCCAAACGGCCCGTTTTCAAATGAGGAGGACTATATGTCCCGTTATCCGGGTGATGACTTTGTTGATATCATCGGATTTGATATGTATCATGACCGCCCGGCTGCCTCAGATAAATGGATGGATACCCTGACAGGGACCTGCAGGCTGGTATGTGCGATTGCCCGTGGCCACCGCAAAGTGGCAGCCGTTACGGAAACCGGAATACGGATGCTCGACACAGCTGCCGATAACAAAGAGTATGAAGGATTAAGCCCCGCCGGAAATCCTCGTCCTGACTGGTTCCTTGCGTGTTTCGAGGCGATTACCGGTGATCCGCTCGCAAGTGAGATTGCCTACTTCCTGACATGGTCCAACTTCAGCAAGAACCAATTTTGGACACCTTATCTGTTGGACGAAGGGCATGGTCACGAGATGATCAATGAATTCACTCAATTCCTGAATGACCCGCGCGTCGTACTGGCGGGTGCAGCGGAAATCTGAACCTTCCATAAATTCCCCGTTGACAACCCACCCTCCGGTAGATATAATACATCGTGCGTGCGGAATTAACTCAGTGGTAGAGTGTCACCTTGCCAAGGTGAAAGTCGCGAGTCCGAATCTCGTATTCCGCTCCATAATACCCCTAGAGCCTGTAGGCTCCGGGGGTTTTTCTTTTTGCCGAGGTACAACTGACGGGACAAGATTTATTAAATTATTGTTTTTTCTGTGTCAAATGTCGCTTAAATGTGATGTCAAGAATCCTCGCTGTCTCCTGCATTTCGCCGTCGACTTCGTGTCCATAGACACCGAAAGTGTCCATGCTGGAGGAGTGCCCTACATAATCCTGTATATCCTGTTTTGACAGACTACGTTTGGACAACGAGATGAAAGTGTGACGCAGTCCATATGGAGATCCGGACAGATTTCTTTCCGCTGCTATTCTTCTCCATCCCATGTATGCACCGTGCTGGGTACCAGGACCGCCGAAACGATTGCAGAAAATCCATTCTGATTCGAGGTCTTTGGATTTTGCCAGCTGCTGCTCAATCTCTGTTCTGGCCAGTTTCTGCAGAACCATTGTCCTCCGTGCATTTTTATTCTTTCCTGCGGTCTCCCTATTTCGATTATTCCGGGAGCGGCGTATTGTAATGACACCATGTATATAATCTTCCTTCTTGAGACCGAGCACTTCACCAGGACGCAAGCCTGTAAAAACCTCAAAGCGTAAGCAGTTGATATACCATTCCTCGCTCGGCTCCAGGAAGCGCTTAATCTGATCAGGTTGCAGGATTTCTTTTCCAATTGTCGGAGCATTATCCGGAATATATAATTCATCCGGTATTTCTTCAATCATGTGTCTTGCTTTGGCGAATTTGCAGAAGAGCAGAATAGCACCTTTGAGATTCATGAGCGATTTTTTTGAGAGTTCTTTTGTTTGATAATATACCGTGTTGTCTTTGCGTATTTTGCCTTTCGGCCTGGCAGTCGATATAACGCGCTGCCACTCGTCTAAGGAAATGGACTTGGCTTTGTGCTTTCCGAGCACAGGGAGGATGTGCAGGCGGCCGTACATTTCATTTTGCACGTATGTCTCGCTTTCCTTTCCTCTCCGATCGATGATCATATCAAGAAACAGCTGCCAACATTTATCCAGTCTTGCGTTTTCTTGATCAAATTCACTACTCTCCCAATTATTCCGTTTTCGGTTGACTTCGAGCTTCCCGGGTCGGCCTATCTTTACAGATGTAAATTTTTTAGTCTTTCTGTCTTTTGTTATTCGCAACTCCCAACGCTTTTCCTTTTCGTTCCAAATTGCATTAGCCATATGATTTATCCTCCTTGTAGTTTAGAGTTCTGGATCAAAGACATGAAGAGAAAGAGGCTCCATCCACAACACGTCCCCATATTCATCTGCGCAATACACGGGGCCGTACTGCTTCTTCCATACTTCAACTGCTTTCTGTAAGAAACTTTCAGGCAGATCCAACTCCTCCGAAAGTTCGTACCAGTTCCGGATACCCGATTTAATTGCCTGGATAACATCTTCCGGACAGACCAGCATATCGACTGCAACACGCATAGCTCGTTCTTCGGCGCGTCGGATCCTGATGTCATCTGATCCGCGGACCGTATCACCGACACTTGTCTTGTAGTGTCCAAATTCTTCAGCCAGGATGGCGGCTCTGACTCGCCTTGTAGCCTTAGGATCGACAAAGACATAAGAGAGACCATCCTTACGAACAAGAAGCCCCTTGTAGCCTCCTACGGCTCTATCGACTACTTGCATTCCAACATCTGCCATTTCCTGCTCAAGTATTTCAGATGGTGTCATATTAATCCTCCCGCGTCATGCAATTCAGAACCTCAAAAAACAGAACGTAAGTTCGATTATATACGCTTTTATACGTAAAGCAATACAAAAAAGCACCCTCCAACGTCAGTTAGGGGATGCTGTCCTTGTTGTGGTACTTTGAATGATTTTTCTATTTAGCAAAACTAATTATTAAGAACAACATTTTCTCCTTCGATTGCTGGAATAGATAGGTCGTCCCCCCTAACGGTTGTATATGTGTAAATGCCATAGTATGTGCCGTATACCTTAACTCTGTCGTTCTCTAAAATTCGCGACTCCCCAGCAGCAGGCGTGTATTGGATATACCAAATATCGTTATATGAAGTGTCGGTAGCTACTCTCAGAAAGATAAAGCCATCTCCTTCTGTAACTTGAACCACTTTCCCTTTTATCTGAACTGTTTGGCCGACATACGTATCAGGATTTCTCGCATAATCTTCATAGACCCCAAGAGGATATGCCGCTGTTTTTTCCTCGACGGACAAAGTGGGTACTGGCGTGGGCTTTGGTGTTGGCGTTGGCTTTGGGGTGGGGGTTGCCGTGGGAGCGGGAGTCGGAGTAGGTGTTGGTGTTGGTGTTGGTGTAGGGGAAGCAGTAGTTTCAACCGTAGTTGATTTTGTTGTTGCCTTGTGGCTTGCATTTGTATTTGATTGCCCGCACGAGGATGCGACCAGCATGAATGACAATAAAACTACAGCGATGATTGCGTTTTTCATAATACCTCCAATTTAAAATACTCATTGGTTGATTGAATTGAATAAAAAATATATCTATACAATTTAATATAGGCAAAATCATTACATAATGCAATGTAAATTAGTTGTGTAAATCAAAATGACCATTATCCTATGATTTTCTTCTTCAGCTTAATGAACTCTTCGTCCGTAAGCAGGCCATCCTGCTTCATCTTGCCCAGTTTTCCTAACTGCTCGACCAGTCCCAGCGCTTGATCCAGATCCATACCGGTTACGGTAGGGTCTCTATGTGCGTGGATTTCAAATCCGTCGCCGCGGTCATTGGTCTCGCCACGCAGGTATTCAAGGGAGACGTTGAAGAACTTTGCTAGGGCTTCCTGCTTGAGCTTAGGAGGCTCAGCTGTTCCGCCTTCATATTTTTGAATTGATGAGTGGCTTATGCCAATCGCTTCAGCAACCTCTTTTTGTTCAAGCCTTTTTTCAGCTCTTAATGCCCTAAGCCGATCGCTTATCTTAGTCATAGACACCTCCCAAAAAATACACGCAGAAACGTAAAAATGATATTGACTTTACACATTGATGTGTATAAAATGTGTATAAGTGTAACCGTTCGCATTCGTTTACGTATTACCCAACCAAATCGAACTCGCACCTTGACAACTCAGGACCCAGTAAAGACAGAAAGGAGAAATACCATGTCAGATTTCAAATGCACAAAATGCGGGAACGCGCAGTCAAGTCCTTCAAGCAATGGAAACCCAAGATTTTGCAATCATTGCGGTCAAAAAAACGAGAAGTTCATTGTTCCGTTTTGTCCCTCTTGCGGAAAACCAAATTCGGAAACGCAAGAGTCTTGCTCTGCTTGCGACACAGATCTTCGAGAAGCAACAAGCCTTTACATCGTTCACTGATTTAGTCTTCGTCTTTGTAAGTCTCACAACCACAGAACGGACAGAATGCAGCAGACTGGCGGAGTTTAGTTTTTCCTTCGTCTGGACAATTAGGATTTGAGCAATACACATCAGCGATATCTGCTCCACATTGATCACAAAAATCGGCATTGTCCCATTGATCAGAAGAACCACATTTTTGACACTGTCTCATAAATACCCCTTTCACATAATCAAATCGTGATAACTGAATGGTGAGTTTAATTGCAAACAAAACATACCTTATAAGGTATACGCATACACAGAAGCATACCAAAATACACGCAAATATGCAATGAAGGGAGGTGAGAAGTATGTCTGAGAAATTATATACAACAGGAGAGATTGCTGAGCATTTGAAAGTCGAAGATGCAACCGTCAGATCGTGGCTGCGAACCGGCAAAATCGCTGGTATTAAGCTGCCAAACGGATTTTACCGGATCACAGAGTCCACGTTGACTGCCCTTTTGGGCAAAGACCAATCTGCTTAATCCCCTTATTAAGTTTTCAAGGTCCGCGAATATCCGGTGTGGATATACGCATATTGTACGTAAAAATGGAGGAATTAAAGTGAGCATCACAAGCAAGAACACACATATTAATGTGTACAGAAACGCACGAATACGTGCATCCGCATACAATTCATTGTTTTCCAGTATGGACACGACTTTTGATCTGCTGTTCATTGGCCGAAGAACACTCTGGGAAATTGAGACAGGAGTATCTACTCCGGACAGTAATACGGTTCTTTCGATGGCCGAACTCTACAACGCCCCGGAGCTCATCACACATTACTGTTCTACTGACTGCCCTCTTGGCAAGGCTCGCGGCGTGCAGCCGGTACAAAACATGTGCATAGAGGGGATTGCCCTTAATACCGTGAGCCTCTTGTCCAAATCCGAGGAATACGCCAAGAACCTTATCGAAGCAGCAAAAGATGGTGTCATTTCAGGTGAGGATGTACCGGATGCTGTAGAAGTCATTAAATGGCTCGATCAGCTTGCTCACTTACGTGACGAGCTTGTTGTTGCGCTCGAAAGAAAGACGCCCTGAAGAGGGCAGAAGGGAGAAAGACATGGACAAACAATTAGACATTACGGACGCTCTTGTATCTTTTGTGAACAGAATTGCAAAAAAGGAAAATGCAACGCCCGCTGAGTTGATAGCTATGGCAAGTGTCGCATCTTCGATTTTCAGTAACCGCGTTTAAATGACTCTGCTTGGTGGAAAGCTATCACGGATCTGAGACATGGCTTCTTCATATTTCTGACAATACTCCGTCGCTGTCATTTTCGAAGCATCGTAATTGCCTTTCATCCACTGTAAGACGATATAAGGCAATTCCTGAGAGTTTGGCAGATAACGCTGAATCGCATCTTTCATGAGCAGTATCTCCTTTCGCATTAATAAGGAGAGTATATCACCAATTTGAAAATGCCACCTAACGAAACCACCTAACCGAATCACCGTCCCGATACTGGGACAGAAAGGAGAAAGAAAATGAAATTATTTACCAACACCAGAAAAGAACAGAATCCAGAAGCTTCATCTATTGTCAGCGGAGGATACATAGAAACCGGAATCTTTCAGGCAGACCACGTCGAACCCGCTACTGAATTGACACAGATTGTGGGTGCTCTGAATAGAATTGCCGACACCCTGGAGAAACAGAACGCCGGACAATTCATCCCGGAAGATTCAAACGGACCTTATCTTTCGGGGTCTGGCGCCAATGATGGAAGGGTAGAAGATTTATCCAAAAAAATTGCCGCCGTTATTGGCGAAAATAACGACGACATAACCGTGAACAATGTGATTGATGGTCAAATCATTGGATCTAATTCATTTCATAGGTCACTCATCGATAGCGGGCGAATTACTGCTGAGAATTATACACTTTGAATTCAATTCGTCCACATGAAGGGCATACAAACAAATCAACGCCATAACCTGTTGTCATTAGAACGTTCTTATCGCTTGCTCTGAATTCGGGTAAGAAGAAACAGTCTCCGGTTTTAGGAGAAACCTTTTGCATAACAAGATCACAGTCTCTACATTTCATTTCCATTTAGATCACCTCCCCTCTATGAGGAGGATTATACCACTCAACGCAATACATAAGAAAGGAGAAAAATAAACATGAGAGATTGTCGCAAGATGGAACTCTTCCCCAAACTCTGCAGGGCTTTTGAGTCAGAGGATGAACTGGGAGAAGCGATCAACAAATGCCGGACATACATATCTCAACGACTAAACGGGAAAGCGGAATTTACATTCCGTGACAAGAAGCTGGCTCTGGCCTATATCCATGAACCGATTGAGCAAATGAGCCGGTACTTCCCTGAACGGGAAGAAGGAGAATCAGCATGAGCATCATCCGCCAGATCATTCCCATCCTTCTGACGAACAAGCGCCACAAAGCCTATGAGAACAGGCTGAAAATCATTCCTAATCGTGGAGCCTCGATCTGTACGCCGATCAAGGCGGAGAACGATTTTAGCGGGAGCTTCAAGAAATGGTGAGGAGAGGAGAAACCAATGAAGTTTTGCCACCAAAAATCAGAAGCCGCACTTTGCCCCGTGATCTGCTGCCGAGAATGCACCGGATACTGCGACAAAAGATGCCCGAAATGCACCGAGAAGTGCGGGCAGGAATTTGAAAGGAAGGGAACATGAGCGGCAAATGGAAAGTAACGAGCCAGATGATCGGAGACGTAAGGAAGTATTCGGCATTCAGAATGCTTGACACTTCGGCGGTCGATCACAGCGGTAATCGTGAGTATTTCGGAGGATATTTTGAGGAAAGAGAGAAAGCGCAGGCACTGGCTGATGTGCTTAACGAAAACTGAAAGGAGGAAATCTGAAATGTGCTACTACAAGACCTGTCCGGAGTGCGGAGCGAATCTGGATCCGGATGAACAGTGCGATTGTCAGAAAGAAATTGAAAAGACCGCCGATGCTCTAACACCTGCGGTCTAAGACCTTGTGAATACCTAAACTACCATAAATTATATCAGATTATAGGAGGAAAACAAATATGCCCGCATTTTCCTTGTGTCCCAAGTGCGGCGACTTAATCACATGGCCAGATGCTGTACCCGGGAAGATCGAACAATGCTTCAAGTGCTTGGAGAAAGTCAAGATTTTAGTCACATACGACGAGCGAGCTGCCACACTGCTATCCCAAAATATTAAGGAGGAAAATCTGAAAAATGAGCATCAAAATCAACAAACTCGAATTCGAAAATGTAAAACGGATCAAGGCAGTAAAGATTGAACCCACTGCGTCCGGCCTTACAGTCATTGGTGGGAAGAATAAGCAGGGGAAAACCTCTGTTATCGATTCCATTGCCTGGGTACTGGGGGGAGATAAGTATCGTCCTTCTAAGCCGCAGCGTGAAGGATCTGTTATCCCGCCGAACCTCTCTATCACCATGAGCAATGGACTTGTGGTTGAGCGTAAAGGTAAGAACAGTGATCTTAAGGTCACGGATCCGAACGGCGAGAAGGGTGGACAATCTCTGCTGAATAGCTTTATCGAACAGCTGGCTCTCGACCTGCCTCGGTTCATGGGATCCACTGGTAAGGAAAAAGCACAGACACTTCTCCGGATCATCGGCGTAGGCGATAAGCTCTACGAACTTGAACAAAAAGAAGCCGAACTCTACAACCGAAGAACAGCCATTGGACAGATTGCGGACCAGAAGCAGAAGTTCGCAAAGGAGCAGACCTATTACCCCGATGCACCTAAGGAGCCGGTATCAGCTTCGGATCTGATTAAACAACAGCAGGACATTCTTGCTAAGAACGGCGAGAACCAGCGTAAGCGTCAGAACCTTGAATACCTGCAGAGTCAGGCCGATCAGATTCAACGTCAGATGAACGATCTGCTTAATAAGCAGACAGCAGCACTTGCAGATCTTGAAATTGCGAGAAAATCCGCACTGGATCTGTTTGATGAATCAACCGAAGAGCTCGAGAAGAATCTTTCTGATATTGAGACGCTCAACCGTAAGGTTCGGACAAATCTCGACAAGGACAAAGCTGAGTCTGATGCACAGATGTATGTGGACCAGTACGCAGGATTAACATCCGAACTTAATGCCATCCGTCAGTCGAAGATCGATCTTCTCAAAGGTGCAGATCTTCCTCTCGCCGGCCTCTCAGTGGAGGAAGGAGAGTTGATCTATAACGGGGACCAGTGGGACAACATGTCCGGATCCGATCAGCTCAAAGTTGCAACGGCCATTGTCCGCAAGCTTAACCCTGATTGCGGTTTCGTTCTCCTGGACAAACTTGAGCAGATGGATCTCGACACAATGCAAGAGTTCGGAGAATGGCTTGAGGCAGAAGGTCTGCAGGCCATCGCTACACGAGTCAGCACTGGCGGGGAGTGCTCCATCATCATCGAGGACGGTTACGTATCCGAAACCGATACCGTCGAACCCCAGACACCGGCATGGAAGGAAGGTGCATTTTGATGCAAATAACAGAAGGAAAAATCAAGTCAGCACAGAAAATCGTTGTCTATGGTCCCGAAGGAATTGGCAAGTCTACCTTTGCAGCACAGTTTCCTTTCCCTCTTTTTATTGATACAGAGGGATCAACAAAACACATGGACGTTAGGCGTGCTCCCAGACCCACTAGCTGGGCAATGCTCATGGATCATGTTAAACAGGTGAAACAGAATCCGACCCTCTGCAAAACGCTTGTCATCGATACTGCTGACTGGGCAGAGCAGCTCTGCATAGATGCGATCTGTGCAAAAGCCCAGAAGACCGGCATCGAAGATTTCGGTTATGGGAAAGGGTACGTGTACTTATCTGAAGAGTTCGGCCGGCTTCTGAATTTACTCGAGGATGTCATAGGCCTTGGAATCAATGTTGTCTTTACTGCTCATGCCAAAATGCGCAAGTTCGAGCAGCCGGATGAAATGGGTGCTTATGATCGCTGGGAAATGAAGCTCGAAAAGCAGACCGGACCGTTACTCAAGGAATGGGCTGACATGGTGCTTTTTGCCAACTATGAGACTGTCGTAATCAATATTGACGATCAGGGAGCGACCAAGGGTAAGAACAAGGTGCAGGGCGGTAAACGCGTCATGTATACAACCCACCATCCTTGCTGGGACGCTAAGAACAGACAGGACTTGAAAGAGAAGCTTCTGTTTGAGTATGCCTCTATTGCGTCTGTCCTCGCTGAGAACACGTCTATTGCAGTAGTACCGCCCGTAGTACCACAACCTCAAACGCCGGCGCCTTCCACTGCTCCTGCTCAACAGCCTGTTTCATCCATGCAGGACATTCCCTTTGATGATCCGGCTATTCCTGAAAGAACAGTCCTTGATCTTGTTGCCGATCTTGATAAGCAGGACGAATTAAGCGACGTCCCTACTTCTCTGAAAGACCTTATGTCAACTCATAAGGTCACGGTTAGCGAGATACAGGCAGTTGTAGGGAAAAAGGGATACTACCCCGTCAACACTCCCATCTCGAAGTACGATCCCAAGTTCATTGCCGGCGTCCTCGTTGGGGCATGGCCGCAAGTCTATTCATTCGTACAAGCAAACCGCAACTAAACAAACAATAGGAGGATTTATAAAATGGCTGACAATACTGGAAGAGAACTGGATTGGGAAGATTCAATCGAAAAGGAAAGTGACTTTATCTTACTTCCTGCAGGAGACTATGACTTCACCGTGACAGGATTTGAGCGCGGCAGATTCGCAGGATCCGCAAAGCTCCCGCCTTGCAATAAAGCAGTTATCTCTCTTGAGATCATTGATGCAGAGGGTGGCAGGGTTACTCTGACACACAACCTGTTCCTGCATACCATTACCGAGGGAATGCTTTCTGCTTTCTTCGGATCCATCGGACAGAAGAAAAAGGGAGAACCATTATCCATGAACTGGTCTTCCGTACCTGGATCAACCGGCCGCTGCAAAATTGCAGTACGTGACTGGAAGAATGACGATGGCGAAGACCGGCAGTCGAACGATATCAAGAAGTTCTATCCGAAAGAAGAACAGGCGTTTGTGGCGGGGAGTTTCTGATATGGAACTCAGGCCTTACCAACTCGCATCGAAAGAAGCTATTTTTTCCGAGTGGGATAAGGGGATCAAGAAAACGCTATTGGTTCTTCCAACAGGTACAGGCAAGACAATTGTTTTTTCAAAGGTTATTGAAGATTGTGTCAGGGACGGGGAGAGAGTCCTCGTCCTGGCACATCGGGCCGAACTGCTGGACCAGGCAGCAGATAAGCTGCAGCAGTCTACTGGCCTCATGTGTGCTACTGAAAAAGCGGAAGAGTCTTGTCTGGAGAGTTGGTTTCGAGTAGTCGTTGGATCCGTCCAGACCCTCATGCGCGAAAAGAGATTGGCTCAATTCGAAGCTGATTTTTTCGATACGATCATTGTCGACGAAGCACATCACTGTATCTCTGATAGCTATCAGAGAGTTCTGGCGTATTTTGAAGAAGCTAAGGTACTCGGAGTTACAGCAACACCCGATAGGGGTGATATGAAGAATCTTGGAGCCTACTTCGAATCACTTGCTTATGAGTACACTCTACCCAAGGCTATCAAGGAAGGCTATCTGAGTCCGATTAAAGCACTCACGCTCCCGCTCACTCTTGACCTTACTGGAGTGGGACAACAGGCCGGCGACTTTAAGGCAGCAGACCTCGGAACTGCTCTTGATCCTTATTTGTATCAGATTGCAGATGAAATGGTTAATAACTGTATGGACCGAAAGTCTGTTGTCTTTCTTCCCCTTATTAAGACATCCCAAAAATTCAGAGACATTCTGCAGGAAAAAGGTTTTCAGGCAGCTGAAGTCAACGGAGAGAGTACTGATCGTGCTGAAATCCTATCCGACTTTGACGCAGGAAAGTACAACGTGCTCTGCAACTCCATGCTCCTTACAGAAGGCTGGGACTGTCCATCTGTGGATTGCATTGTAGTCCTTCGCCCGACCAAGATCCGCAGCCTTTACAGCCAGATGGTGGGGCGCGGTACCCGACTTTATCCCGGGAAAGAAGATCTTCTACTTCTTGACTTCCTATGGCATACCGAACGGCACGAGCTCTGCCACCCGGCGCATCTGATTTGTGAAAACGAAGAGGTTGCACAGAAAATGACGGAGATCATCGAGCAAGCCGGATGTCCTGTAGACATCGAAGCTGCTGAAGAAAAAGCTAGCGAGGATGTCGTTTCACAGAGAGAAGAAGCTTTGGCCAAACTCCTGCAGGAAATGAAGCACCGGAAAAAAAAGCTCGTGGATCCTCTGCAGTTCGAAATGAGTATCCAGGCAGAAGATCTATCAAGTTATGTTCCGGCCTTTGGTTGGGAGTGCTCTCCTCCATCAAAGAAACAAGTCGAAACACTTGAAAAGCTCGGGATCCTTCCTGATCAGATCGACAATGCCGGTAAGGCTGCCAAGATTCTGGACCGTCTTGATAAGAGACGCGAGGAAGGGCTTACCACTCCAAAGCAGATCCGATTCCTCGAAGGAAGAGGATTCCAGCATGTGGGTGCCTGGCAGTTCGAGGGAGCTCGAAAACTCATTGATCGCATAGCGGCAAACGGATGGGGAGTCCCAAAGGACATCAATCCTCAATTGTATAAAGGAGAATAAGCATGGAGAAAACGGACATCATTGATCTTATCCGGTTTATAGATCCCTCCATGCTCATGTATCAGGAATGGGTAAATGTAGGCATGGCCTTGAAACATGAAGGCTATACCGCATCCGACTGGGATGAGTGGAGCAGACGCGACACAAAGAGATACCACGCTGCAGAGTGCTTTAAGAAGTGGGATACATTCAACGGCACCGGTACACCTGTTACGGCCGGCACCATCGTTCAAATGGCTAAGGACCATGGATGGGAACCAGAGCAGCGGGAAGCAGGCCATGAGCTCGACTGGAACGATGTTATCGGGGCAGGTAAAGACGATCTTGTCATTATCAATAAGAATTGGATCGAGGGCAAGGAAGTTTCTTCTCCCGACGCATGGGATCCGGCACAGCAGCTGTCCAAGTACCTTACTGTGCTTTTCCAGTCTACCGAGAATGTCGGATATGTTACTGACAGTTGGTTCGATGCTGAAAAGGCAAAACACTTCCCCACAAAAGGCAACTGGGACAGGACGGCCGGCGAACTAATTCAGCAGCTCGGTAAATGCAAAGGTGACATTGGAAAGGTCATTGGCGACTATAAGCAGGACGTAGGTGCGTGGATCCGCTTCAACCCCATGGATGGCAAAGGTGCGAAAAACGAAAATGTTACCGAGTTCCGGTATGCATTGGTCGAATCAGACACAATGGAAATCGACAAGCAAAATGCCATTATCCGAGAGCTTGAACTTCCTGTAGCATGTCTGGTCCATAGCGGAAAAAAGAGCCTCCATGCCATTGTCAGAGTCGATGCAGCCAATTACGAAGAG